CACAAGTACCGCTATGTGTGGCTGTACAAGGTGCGCGCCAAGCCTGTAACCGAGTCCTACGCTACCAAGGAAGGCGGTACCATCACTCGCCAGACCGGCGAAATCGAGTGGACTGCGATCAAGCGCACTCACGACGGTCAGTACCAGGCCGTTGCCGATGAGGATGAGAACGGCTTTACTGCTGCGAAGGGCGCTACCTTCCTGCAGAGCGTATACGAACCTGTTTTCGCCAACTCCGGCACCTGATAACATCGCCGCTGTATAGAACAGTCTGTACAGTGGCTTCAATCTTGATCTGTGGAGGATGCAATCATGATTACCTGTAATCTGAACGGTAAGAAATATCATGTCGACTTTATCAGCGGACGCGCTCTGCGTGAGATGGAGCCTGCTGCCAAAATGTACGGAAAGATCGTTGCTCTTTCCAATGCTGCCGTCAAGGGTGAAGAAGTTCCCGAAGACAGCAAATTCACCATTCCGGAAGCAATGGATGTGATGATCAAGTGGTTCTGCATCCTCTTCCAGAATCAGTTTACCCCTGACGATGTGCTGGATGGTTATCCTGTAGATCGTCTGATGCACGATATTGCGCTGGCGCTTATGGCGGTACAGACGCAGACCACCTCTATTCTTGACGAGTTCCCTACGAAGGCAGCGCAGACGGAGACGGCGACGACGCAAACGGAAGCCGTGAGCGAGGAGATCCCGCTGTTCTGACGCTGCACGATTTCATATATTCCACCTACAACTCTCTGCTGGAAGGCGGCTGGCGCATGGCAGAGATAGACAGCATGGATATGCTTGGCTTTCTTCGTATCCGCGCCTGGAAAGCCGGACAGGAGAAGAAAAAGAAAGAACCTCGCCGAGCTTATATCGACGAGGTCTGGGGCAATTTGAAGCCCGCATGATGATATAAATACACTTCTTGTGCTTATCTAGGCAGGTGAAAACCAATGAGCGAGACGCTCCGTGACCTTGTGGTGTCGCTGTCCCTTCAGTCGGACAACTTCACCAGAAATATCAAATCCGTCAACAAGCAGATCCAGGAAGCGGAGTCGTACTTCCGCCTTGCGTCTGCTGGTGTAGAAAACTTCGATAATACGGCTTCCGGGCTTGCAACGCATCTGAGTACGCTGGAAAGAAAGCTGACGCTGCAGAAAACAGCGGTTACACAGTATCAGGGCGCCTTGGATGCGGCAAATACGAAACTGCAGGAATGCTATGACCGTCAGGTTCAGTATGCACAGCGTCTGGAGGATGCAAAGAAGGCGCAGCTTGCGCTAAAAGACCAGGTTAAACAGGCAGCTCAACAGGTCAAGCATTTCTCTAACACTCTGGGAGAGTCTGACTCAGCGACTATTGCCGCCCGCGCCAATCTGGATGCGCTGAAGGTTGAGTATAGAGAATCCGTCAGGGAAGTCAAAAAGGTCGCCGGTCAGAATACGGCGCTGAAGAAATCCACGCAGAATGCTGCGGATGCGGTTACTACCGCAACGGTTCAGCTCAACCAGGCGAACGCCGCTGTAAAGATAACACAGTCGGAGATCGACAAGTGTAACCGTTCTCTGACTCTGGCAAAAACCAGCTGGGATACCGCTGGTGAAGCAATTGAAAAAAGCAAAACGGCTCTTGTGACCATCGGCAAGCAGATGCAGGTGGCGCAGAGCCGTTTTAAGTTGGCTTCTGCCGGAGTAAAGGATCTCGATAAGAGCGCAGAAGGTCTGTCTGCGAAGCTGACGCTCCTACGGGAAAAGCTCGTTCTTCAGGAAAAGAGCGTCACCGAATATGAGAAGGCGCTGGCGGCCGCAAAGGAACAGCTGAAGGCTGCGCAGGATGCCCATGATCCTGACAAAATCAAGCACGCTTCAGACGCTGTTATTGATGCAGAAGCCGCGCTCATCGATGCGCGGGCGGCGGTCAAAGGCACCCGCGCTGAGATTGAGGACTGCAATAAGGCGCTGAAAACGGCGCAGTCTGCATGGACGCAGGCCGGAAAGAGCTTGGAATCCTTCGGCAAAAAGTGTGATTCCGTCAGCAAGGCTATGACCACGGCAGGCAGAACACTCACAACTGTCATGACTACGCCTATTCTCGCGCTGGGTACGGCAGCGATCAAGGCGTCAGTCAGCTATGAATCCGCCTTTGCATCGGTCAGAAAGACTGTCAATGCGACCGAGGAAGAATTTGAGCGTCTTTCCAGCCAGATCAAGACGATGTCCACCGAGGTGGCAACTTCATCGGACGATATAGCCGAGGTTGTCGCCATTGCCGGTCAGCTGGGTATTGCCAATGATTATCTGATGAATTTCAGCCGCACCATGATCGATCTGGGCAACAGCACCGATATTGTCGCCTCGGAAGCAGCCAGCACCCTTGCCAAGTTTGCCAACATCATGAACATGGATCAGAGCAAGTTCGGCAACCTGGGCGCTGCCCTGGTCGATCTGGGTAACAAGTATGCGACGACCGAATCCGCCATCATGAACATGGCCATGCGTCTTGCCGGCGCCGGTCATCAGGTCGGACTCTCCGAAGCGCAGATTCTGGGTTTCGCTGCGGCGCTGTCCTCTCTGGGCATTGAGGCTGAAATGGGCGGTTCTGCTTTTTCCAAGGCGCTGGTCAAGATGGAAGTCGCTGCCGCTACGGGTGGCGAAGCTCTGGATGATTTCGCCAGGGTGTCCGGCATGACTGCCGAGCAGTTCAAAGCTATGTGGGACGCAGATCCCGCAGGTGCTTTCCAGGCATTTATCGAGGGACTTGCTCGGATGGACGAGGAAGGCATGAGCGCCATTGCTACCTTGAATGAGATCGGCATCGTGGAAGTACGACTGCGCGATACATTGCTCCGTGCTACCAACGCCAACGAACTGTTCACCAAGACCCAGCAGACCGCCAACGAAGCATGGGAAGAGAATACCGCGCTCGTTACGGAAGCCGGAAAGCGTTACGCTACAACGGAGAGCAAGCTGACCAATCTGAAGAACAAGGCTGTCCTGTTCGGTCAGCAGATCGGCGACGATCTGAATCCCACCATTCATAACCTGATCGACGGCGCAGATGATCTGTTGGATCGGTTCATGGAACTGGATGAGGCTGAACGCATGCAGATCATCCGTTTTGCAGCAATTGCCGCCTCTGCCGGTCCTGCTCTGCTGGCATTCGGCAAAATCACCAAGGGCGTCGGTACGATAGCCACGGCAGTCGGAAAGTTCTCTACTGCTGTTGGTGTTGCGGGCGGCGGATGGAAAGGATTTATTTCTGTTTTGGGCAAGTCACCTGCTGTCTGGATGGCTGTTGCCGCAGCTGTGATTGCCGGAACGATCGCCCTTGCAGATTATGTGTCGGGGGCAAAGAAGGCCCGCGAAGCTCTGAAGGGCATGCAGGAAACAGCTGAAAGCTGGAAAGAAACCGCAGCAGATACTTTCTATGGCCGCAGCGAGGGCCTTGGCTTCTTCGGTATGTCCGAGGCTGATTTTGAACGCAACGAGCAGACTGCCCGCGAATGGCTGGATGGCCTCATTAAAGTGTGGACAGACGGCCAGAAAGAATCAGATGAAATCGTCAGCGAATGGACTTCTTCCTTTAAGGCGCTGACAGCTTCTACCCGTGAAGAACTGGCGGAGATGAAGGCTGCAGCGGATGATGCCGGTTATACCTCTGTGTCCGACCAGCTGGCAGCTGATATTGCAACGCTGGATGCGATGGACGCAGAAATCGAGCGTCTTTTGAAGAAGCGTCAGAATGGCTATTTCTCTGAACAGGATCAGATCCGTTTGCAAGAACTGATCGATACCCGCGAAGCCATTGAAATCAAGTATAAGCTATCTCCGGCTGATGTGGACGGCTTCGATACGATCAGACAGAAGGTGGAAGCCGAGGTCGCCCGTGCGCAGGCCCGTGGCAAAGAGGATGCTGATGCCTCTGTGTACGAAAACGCAATGGTCGCTGCTGCCGAAGGACTTGCCGCTGTAAACGCCGAGATCGACGAGCAGTACGACAAGGAATATGCGCTCATTCAGCTGATCGAAGATTCCGCGGAGCGTCAGGCTGCGCTGG